CGACGTTTGCGTTTTGACCCAGGAACATACTCAAGGTCAGCGAATGCTGCCTCGATCTCATCCTGCCCACGCAACCCCGCCATTGATTATCTCTTCTTCATTACTAATGCCCACACTACGCTCTGTGGGTACATCTCTTCAATTTCTTCCTCAGTAAGTTCGTCGCTATACAAAGCGGCCATAAGCGCATCTTCATCAACAATTTCCTTAGTTACAATGAGAGTGTCACGCAAACCCTTTTTTTCAATAAGTGCAAAGGCACGTGTTTCATCAATCTTACGACTTACTCTGCGTTGTTTTACAACAGCAACAATGCCGTCAATGTCTTCTGATAATTCAATTACAATATTTCCAGATGAATCAGGTTCTCCGTCAACATCAAGTTTTTCAAACAACTTTTCTTTGGCTTCTTTTTGTTGCTTTTCCCAATATTCAAGTTGTCGCTTAATAAAAGCATAGTTTTTTGCTTGTGCTGAAAAATCATCTGCATCAGCACTTCGTGGTTCTGTTGGTTTTACTCTTGCCATATTTCCCCCTTACGGTCTTTCCTTCTGTAAGAACCCTATCAGGCTTCCAACAGTCAGGTCAACTCCTCCTTTGGAGTTAATTCCTTGCCCATCCATCACTGCGTCCGCTACAGCGTTCTTCTGCTGGAGCATATCATGTTGACGTTCTTCTATTGAATTCCCAACAATGATGTCTTGAATAGTAATACTAGGCCAACGGCTTGAGGCTCGTTTGATGCGCCCATTGCGTTGTACCGCTAATCCCGCTGACCAGGGCAGATCGTAATTTACTAATAAGTTTGCGTTGGGCAAATCAACCCCGTATCCACCCGCGTCTGAAGATATAAACACACGGCAATCTGGATCAGTCAAGAACTTCTCTTTGCTGGCTTCTTTTTCTTTGGCGTTCATACTGCCTGTGTAAAGGGTCCCACCTAACTCTGCGTGTATTAATTCCAACATACCTACCCACGATGTAAACACAACAACTTTTGCGTCTGGGTCTGTGTCTAGGTGATCAGTTACATATGTTTTTAATTCTTGCAGTTTCTGAGATTTAACTACCCCTTCTAACAATCCTCGTGCTTTTAAACTTGACGCATAAGCGCTTCCATTTCCTTGCTGTTCCTCAAATAATTTAGCGCTACTTTCCAGTAGTTGTGGGTGATCACAGAGCATACGTAAGGCAGTGATTTTAGACATAATTGATCCACGCATCATATCTGCAGGACTTCCTATTTTATTTTCGTGGCCGTAGTGAGCAAACAATGAAAACGATGCACCAAGAAGTTGTTGCGCCTCAATTAATTCATTACTTAATTCATCAGCAATAAAGTTATAGAGAGAAGCGGTTTTTTTATCTAAAGCAATAGTTATTGGATCTCGGTATAGGGTGTCTGGAAGATACGGCGCTACGTCTGGATCAGTTTGAATCTTTCTTACCGATGCTTGTTTCATTTTTTCGTGGAATACATTTAAATTGCGATAACGCTGAACTCCACCAAAATGATTGCGTACAATAAACGTTTGATCGAATAGATCAAAACGACCCAGAAGAGTGTCATCAACAAATTGCATAATGCTATAGACCTCTTCTGGCCTGCCATTTTCAATCGGAGTGCCAGTTAACGCAAACCTAATAGGTACTTTCGATGCCAGTTTTTTTACAGCCTTTGAACGCTTAGACCTAAATCCTTTAATTGCTGTTGCTTCGTCACAAATAACTGCGCCCCATTCGTAGTCTTTAATAAGGTCCCAATCAGCAACAATTGTTTCGTAATTACAAATTAAATAGTTGGTTGATTCTGCCCAACTTTTAACCCTAGAAGTTTTAGACCCATCAATTACCGTGGTTGTTGCGTTAGAAAATTTATTTATTTCTTTTTGCCACTGGTACTTAAGACTAGATAATGCAATTACTAGTACTGGTTTGGTAATAGCGCCGTTATTTTTTAATTTTTCTACAGCAGCAATAGTCATACAAGTTTTACCAAGACCCATCTCATAAGCAACCAACATCTTTTTACGTAACACCATACGGTCAACTGCTTCAACCTGGTATGGTTTTAAAGTCCCATTAAATGTCATTGTCAATAGGGGTTGGTGCAGTCGCCAGGGCCCCACAAAGATGACACTCCATATCTAACATATAAAGTGAAATTTCTCCGTCCTCAAACATTGCTTTTATATTCCAAAGTGTAGAACCACAAATACACACGTGTAAGGGGCGGTCTCTGTCTCTTAGGTCCATCATAGATAAGCAGCCTTCCCTAAAATAGAAGTCTTTGCAGTCTTAATTCCATGCTCAATCTCTGCTTCGGTCATATCGCCCACGTCTTTGACGTCAATACCCTTGTAATTAAAATAATAAAGATCCATACCGTACTTCCGAGCAAATACACGTAGTTGTTCATTGGCGGTGTAACCAGCCTTGTCATTGTCAAAAGCAGCAATAACCTTTGAAGCACGTCGTAGGATCTTTGCTTGCTCTTCGCTCATAATTGCACCAAAGGTAGATACTGAGTTGTGCCCAAGACCCGTTAACCGAACTGAGTCTAAAGGTGACTCGACAACAATGAGGTCGTGTTCTGAACTCATCACCTGAACACCGAAGACAGTTTTAGATTTTTTTACTCCTGCTGGTTGGTTCTTAAAGAACCGTCCTCTTGCTCCCTTTTCTTGCCACCCTAGCAACGCCCCACTGTCTGCGTCTCTAATTGGCAAAATCCATGCTTCGTTTTTTGTATCCCAAAGAACGCCGTGCACAGTAACTGCTCCTCGTTTTAAAAATCTTTTCTTAAGTTCAATATCTGGTGGATCGGTGTAAACGGCCAATCGAGCCTCTGACATCGCGATCGTCTCTTCTGGTTGCACATACTGTGGGAGATCTTTAATTCGGCGCATAAGGGAATCTAGAGGGACTTCTGCACCCTCCCCTATGTAATCCTGTGCATCAAAATAAGATATCCCCTTAACGTCAGCAACAAGGGTGTAGATGTTTCCCTTGTAACCACAAGAAAAACAAATGTGTGCTCCGCTTTCAGAGTTTATCCACCACGAAGGGAAGTGGTCTTCTTTTCCTGTGCGCTTTTTGTGCATAGGGCAAAGTCCGTTGACCTCTGCTCCACGTTGGGCGTAAAGAGATAGATCTAAATTAAAAAGGATCTTCTCAACATCGATCACCGCCGACTCCAGTCGGAGCAGTACTTGCACTTAAACACTTCGTCTTCGTCGTGGAAACACCCAGTCTCCCAACGCCATGTCAAAGCGGTTTCCGTAGGACCACAGTTACGGCTTGCAACTACCTTTAAGTTACGTAGTTCTTCATCCTCTTCAATTGGTTCAAGTCCCAATATGACGTCCGAGTCTTGGAAGAAAGAAGATGAGTAACCAATAGAATCTGCAGTAACTTTTCCAGCACGCATTTTCCAAAGCAAAGTTTGTGTAGTAATAACAACTGGTTTATGAATCTTTTGAGCCAACCGTTTAAGGGCACGAGTAATGTTGGTAATTGCTTGTGGAGTATTCATTTCCCCTGTAATTTCATCAAGCATCAAATAAACACCATCAACAAACACAATGTCTGGTTTGGTTTGCTCAATCTTGGCAGCCAATGCAGAGACAGTAATTCCATTAACAGCATCCACAAGGTGAAAAGAATGCTCTTTTTCCATCTCATTTAGAACATCAATGTAACGCGCTTCTTCTGCAGGAAGTAACTTTCCACGACGTAAACGTCCGTGAGAAATGTTTGATCTCATCGCATCGTGTCGTTGTTGCTGCTCATGGTTGTTCATCTCAAAAGATTGAAACATAGGGATCTTTCCCTGACGGTGAATATTAATAGCCATCTTTAATGCAATCTGAGATTTACCTGTCTTAGGAGGAGCAATAATCGTAACTAATTGGCCTCCCTGCAAACCAGCAGTGGCCTCATCAATCTTTGCAAAACCAGTAGGTATACCTAAAAATTCTGAGTTCTGCAATGATTGATAATCTTTGTAACGTTCTTCAGTGTTCTTAGTTAAATCAATTTCGTGAGTGCCAAGTACGCCTTGCTCGTTAACTCTAGTAATAGTTGCTTCCATAGCAAGAAGCGCTGACTCATGGTTGTTTTCCTGCAGTTGCTCTACAGCAGTTTCAAGACCCTGCCGTGTAAGCATTCGACGACGAAACTCAACCATCGTGTCAAGTAAATACTCAATGTTGTCTTGTACATCTAACACTTTGTAATTTGGGTAGTGATCTTTAACAGTTACGGCAGTTGGGACCTCGCTATATTCAGCGTAATGCTTTCGTACAAAAGCCCAAACCCTTTTGTTATCGTCGTCAAGAAACCAAGAATCGGTAATGCCACGTTGTAGGGCAGGAGTGATTTCGCGGTCACGGATAACTTTACTGACTAACCGCGCTTCGTTATCTGCCGCCATGTGCCCTCCCTCAAGGGATTAGATGTTGTCTATTTGTACACCAGCAGAGCCGTATCGTGCAACTCTGTTAGGGATATCTAGTACTGCTTTTAAATTAGGACGGTACGGTAACCCAACAATTAACTCATCAACATCTTCGTAAAGTTGCCAATAATTAAATGGATTAACTACCCGTCGTTCAAGCGTGTCAAACGCCTTGTCTAACAATTCCTCAGTCCAACCTTCGGATTCAAAACCAGCAAGTTCAAGTGATATCTCGTATTTGTTAGACATAATCCACAACTTGTTTGCGTTTTGCGCATCTATCTTTCCTATTTTAAAGGAAATTTTTTTAGATAAAAATGTTTTAGTCTCTACTTCTGCAAGTCCAATAACAAGATCTGTCACACACACAATTTGCGGTGAGGAGACGTTTGAAATGTCCCCGTTTTTCATAGCACTTCAACTTTAGCGTACCTTACCACGAAGTCTCTAAACTTCTTAGGATCCTCGTTTGCTTCAACAGCGACGCTCTCAGGTACCTCATTAGGGACTGATATGGAGTAATGCCCTTGGTTTAACTTCATCTTTGTATTGACAAAAATAGTGTGCTTACAAGAAAACAATTTCTTCCAAACAGGGCAACTGCATCGAGTACTTTTTGTGTCAGTATCAACTTCAACTTCAAAAATTCCAGCACCTTGAGAAGAAAGAAACAGTTGAACAGTTCTCCATGGACTTTCCATATTCTTCCTTTTCATTGCGCTGCTCGCAGATCCGACCCGACTATAGGAACCCGCACAAAGGCTTCGTTAGCAAAAGATGCCATTGCTTCTTTGTACACTGCTTCCCAATTCTCAAGTCTAACATTTGTAGTAACAATTGTGGGCAAAGCCTTGTCGTATCTTAAACGCAAAATCTCATCAAAAGAAGAGTCGTTGTACTCAGATCCGTACTCTTTACCAAGATCATCGATAACAAGGACACGTACGTTAAGCCAGTCAAACTTAGAACGACCATGAAAACCGTCTAGTTCGTACATAGCCTCTCGCTTGTCTTCGGGAACAGCATCAAAAGTAGCCTTCTTACGAGACAAGAATTCGGGATATGTCATGTAGTAAATTGGCTTAAAATTTAAACCGTAATCTTTAGGATTAGTTCCCAAGACCTTGCATGCCTCTGCGTCGTAATCAGGTAACTGACGTAGAAACTCCATAGCAGCAACAACGGCGTGCGTTGTTTTTCCGATGCCTGGCCCCCCGTCAAAGAGAAGCCCAACACCGTTAATGCCAATGTTACCAATTTGCTTTATAACGTGACCTTTAGAAGCATCATCAATCCAAGTCGATACTTCTTCTGGAAAATAACCTGCACGATCAATTATGTCCTGTGGCTCTAAACCAAAGAACCTACGCGGAATATTCGAAGTACGTGTTAACCAATGCCGTTTTAACGACGACAACCCATTTATGTCGTACATGTTTCCCCCAATTGTGTTCTATGCTTTGTAAAAAAGTTCCCCTGTAAAAGAAACTGGCTTACCCTTAACGTCAAGAGTTTCTCCAGCAACCATCTTTACTGACTTACGTGGGGTGTGTGCCAATACCTGTGCTTTAATCCAACGCTTGGCAGCACTGGCGTTCTTCCATGCTGAAATGCTCTCACGAACTACAGTGACACTATCGTCACCGATAATTGAGAACTTTGTTAACCACGCTGATGCTTTTTCTGAAGGGTCTACTGAAATTGATGCTTCAACTTTAAATGTGTACTTCTTAGCCATTGTTCTTCTCTTTCTCCTGTAGGTGTTTTATAGTATTACGTAGTTCCATGTTATCGCGCATAAATATCAAGATCAGAGTACCTGAACCAGCAAGTGCGATCATAATTGCAAGGAGTATTCCTGTATCTAAAATCATTGAGTTGCTCCTATTCGTTTTTCATAACGCTCTAATTGTGCACGACCAGAGAGCGAATTCTGGAACACACGACCGTCGCTGGCTGTGAGAGTGCCTGTCTTGACCGAAGTGTCTACTGGTGCGTTTACCTTTGTCAAACCAAGATTTTCACGAGCCTGATTCATCTTCTTGCCAAATGAGGCTAAATACTTTTTGTAAAGGAAAGGAGCCTCATCACCGATCTGCTCAAAATTTCTTTCATCCGCCAAAAACAAGCGAAGCAACTCAAGTTCGATTAAGGCTGTGGTTTGGTATTGCTTGCGGAACTTGCTGAGTGCCCCCGACAACTGTCGCACGTTAACGGTTCCTGGCAGGAGCGGGTAGCGTTTACCAACTCGATATGAGAATTCAGCAGCGACGTCCATTGGAGTCCACTCGTGCTCTGGTCGCTTTCCACGGGTCTTGGGGTCGTTTTTACGAACCCTAGTCTGCGGAGCATCCCTTTCCTCAACAAGTCCGAAACCTGCAAGATTGTCACTGTCATCCTCGTATCTTCTCATAGGAACCTTTATCTCTTTCATTGAAACGGTTACGTTTCTAATATCTTTTAATTGATTACTATCTTGGCTATTAGGTACTAATGGCTTATTGGCTATATGGCTACGTAACTTATAGTCACGTGAGGTGTGGACATTTGAGGCCCCAATCTCTTGGGCTTCTGCAGGCCCACTTGGGCTTGTAATGTCCAGCACATCTTTGCCATGGTATCCATTGGCTCTTTTGGTCTTAGATCTCTTAATAAACCCAGCCTCTTCCAAGGCTAGGAGGCCTCTACGGACCGTCTTCTCGGTCACGTTGCCAGTCTGAGTACCCAACAAGGTATTTGTGGTCTCTAAACGGCCTTCAGAGCCCGCTAAATGGCATATGGTGGCCAAGAGTCGGAACTGAAAATCGGTTAAATTGGAAGAATACGCCTCTGGAGGCATCATGGGCTGTCGTCAAAAGGTGAGATGTCTTTTGAGTCCCTGTCCTCCTCTAAGCGTTCACGTATAGTCTCAGTCAAGATGTCCATAACCGCAGAGGTTACATAGGCAGTGATGCTCTCAGCAAATAGCGCCAGACTGTTGACCATTACCACGTGAAGGTCTTCTGTCCTAAAATCATCGTCTTCATAGTCAATCTCAATCAGATCAAGTCCGTCACTAATGTCCCACGTGTCTAACCCGTAGTCTTCAAGTGAGTGCAGGACTGTGTGAATTTCGTCGCTGTCATCCCAAACAACTCCTAATACGTCCCCAACATTTACTTTCCTTATTACTTCCTTTATTGGGTTTGTGCAAAAAGTTACGTCGTCGTGGTCGCTGGCATACTCGTCATATCCAGCCTCTTCTGAGAAAAAGAGTTGATAATTTCCAGTGCCCAAAACTGCGTGCATCGCTGACTTTGCAAACATCCCATACTCAAGGATTGGTATTAAAAATTCTGATCCTGGGTACTTAACCTG